GTTTCAGCCAGCGTATATTGAAAACCTTGCCGTCACCTTTATAGAAATGCCAAGTGAGCAACCGCTTATAGATGTCGTCGGTCGTGATCGGGCTGGCACCCGGTGCCGTAGTTACTTGCGAATTGAGAGGAACTTTGTAGTCTGGCCCGTACGTATCCAAAGGACCAACACTGTTGCCGGAGGTTCCAGGCAAAGACGGTCGAGGGTATCCATAAATGCCCGCGCCGACCCAATCCAGCAAAGAGCCGGTAATAAAATCGCTGGTGTAAACCGGCAGGTTCAGTTGGTTAAATGTGTTGATGTATTGTTGCGTTATGGTATTGTAGGACGCCACAAACGCTTGCAAATCGTCATCATCAGCATATTGCTGATAAAGGTATGACGGAATGGTTTTTTGAAGGGTCCCGCTCATATTACCCCTGCGTGATCGTGATGAGCGTGGAGTCCGTTAGGAAATAACTTTCCGGATCTCCCGCTATGACACCCGTGCCGCTGGCCGGAGGGGTTAGTGTGGAATTGATGTAAACCGAAAACACCATACGGGTTAGATACGCGGTTTGCAGGACATTTGCTGTAGCTATTTGAAAAGCGTTCTGTAGTTCGAACAGGTTCATCGGCGCACCGACTGGGATGCTGTTAATGTACTGAACCAGAGCCGCCGACCCGAGAGTAGCCATGGAAGTAGCCGACACCGCGTTAGTCGAGGTGGTATTCCAAGTCAAAGAGATCGACACGGACTGTACGGGGGGAACGACATATACGACTGAATACGTATTGGGGTAGTCGTTGATGTTGACAGTTTGGTTTCGAATTGTGGTGGACGAGCCGACGAGGGTCGAGATGTCGAATAGCGCACTGTAGATGGCATAGGCTACTTGATACGGATCTCCACCACCAACGATGATTTTCCAGTTGGTTCCGCTTTGGACTACCGACACCAGACGGTTCTGGACACCCGACACGTTGCCCAATAGGGTCCGCAGGTATCGAGCCATTCCCATCGAAGCAGCCAAGCCCGCTTGCAACACTTGAGACCGGTAATCGTCGATTGATTGAGAACCGGCACTAGGAGTACCCGGAGACGGATTATTGACGGCCAGGGTAACGGTGGAAGGTACAGAAGTAGCTAAAGAAGTCACGGTATTAGCCGGAACCGCCCAAGACCCCGACTGAGTGGCCAAACAGTATAGGGGGGACGACACCCCACTTGTGGGAATAATGCCACCGTCCTGAATGGTGTATTGGTAAGTACCGTCCGATACAACGAAGCCAACCGCGATCACGAAACCAGGAGAACCAGTAAAAACAACGTACACAGATGTATTAGTGGCTTGTCCCCGTTGGACCCCGTAAATTTGGCCCAACTGGTTTAGAATAAACTCGTTTGCCCCGTAGGGAGTGATGGAGTTTACCAGTTCGACCAGGGCCGAATTACACGCTAATATAGCCGCAACGTCCGTGCTGCTGATATCTTCAATCAGGGTGCCGGGTAGGTTAGCGGTATACCCTGGGTTGGTGGTAGCAACGTTGGCGATAAGAGCGGTTTGCACGTCAGCGGGGGCAGCAGGAATCATGCCAGCTGGACCTAAGACGATCGGGATGGTGGTGCCGCTCATACTGCCACGCTCATTTGCATTTTAACACCCTGATTGGTGATAATGTTGATGTTATAAGTCGGGGTGTAAGACGGCACTTTGCTAATCCTCAAACTGGCAAAATAAGCCGAGTAACGCTGTTGGATTAGTGCAACATAAAAATCGGGGAAAATCTGCTGAACAACCGACTGCTGGGCAGGAATGCCCCAGTTCGCCCAAAAGGGGGATTCGTTCAAGTTCAACTTGAGACACTGAATTAAAGCCGTAATGTACACATAATCGTTAAACCCGCTAGCGTCGGTCTGGACTTCTACCCAAGCATTTGTGGTAGCGTCACGCCCATACACTCGCATTACACAACACCCCCGGTGTTATTCGTGCCGGTCATAACATTTTTGTGCTCATGTAGAAGATAGGGCGAGCCGTTGATGTTAAGAGTGCCGGTCAACGATATACCGGAAGAAGATATTACAATCGAATTGCTTCCACAAGCAAGTGTTATTGAGGACGGGGTAAGCGTGATCACGCTGTGTCCGCTGTCGTCCTTGATTACCGCGCCATTTGGGGCAGTGATGTTGTAGGCGTTACTGTCCACAGACGGAAAAGAAGTATTACTAAGAGGAAAGAACACCAAGGTGGACAAGTTGGCTTCTTTCCGCCCGTAGTTGGCTACTCCCCCGCCCAGGCCCGTCACCCCGCCCAAATATATATCGGAAGATACCACAAACCCCCGATCCCCCACTTGAGTAGGCGGACGGGCATAACGGGAAATAGCCTGCGGTACTTTAATAAGTGGGAAGGTAATGGTGCTTTGCACCTCAAATTTAACCGTCACAAAAGCGCCCTGAACGGATACCACCGACACAGGCAACGACTGAGGGATTTGTTGGGTGGCGTTGCCGATCTGCTGCGAAATTAATTCGGGCAGAGTTCTAGAAATTGGGGTGTTTTGAACATTGTTTAGCATCATTTAACTGGGAGCCTTTTGCAGGCAGGAAAATACCGACACCCAAGCATCCGCCGAGGGCTGTCGGAAATCTCCGAAATGCTGGACTTCTACCACATTAAACGTTCCCTGTTGAAGCGACGAGTTGCGGATATTCCAATCCGCAGTCACTTTCTCTGGGGTGGCCACTGGGAAAGTGCCCTTAGGCAGCACTACGTCGTTACCCGCGTTAATATCGGCCCGCATGGGACATTTAAAGCTGATTTTACCCGGTCCAAGCCACGTAGGTTGACCGATTAGGTCGCGGAATTCGATGTTTACGGTTTTGTTCGTGGTGGTTCCGTCGGTCACGTTGAAGTTATTGCCGGGAAGGAGTCGGATTTTAACGCCCTGATATGAGGGTTTGTTAATAATAGATTGGCTGTATGAACCGACCCAATCAGCAAACCCAGATAAGGTGTGATACACCGCATGTTCGTCGTGGTTGATTACTAAATTAGGGCTTATAGACACGTAAGGTGTAGGATAGGCCGGGAAAGCAGCAGTGAGGAAATTCGTGATGGATGTAGAAAGCTGAGTGCCGGCCAGCCAGTCGAAGCGCCCATTAATAGGGTCTTCCATTGAGCCAGTCGGAGGCATGGGGGACGACGCAGACGACGGGCCGGGTAGGGTTCCGGGCAGGATAATCAGGTTAAGGCTCATTTCGTTGCCAATCCAATTTCCATAGGCTTGGGCAATGAACCCCTGCAGGATAAGCCCGGCTTGAGCGGGAGACGCCAAAGGTAAACCCTGTTTAAACCCCGCAGAAATGGCGACGTTCTTACCGTTAAGGTTATGAGCGTTGCTGATGGACTGAATGGGGATGCCGTAGATAGCCACTACTGATGCGGACTTGCTGGCGAAATCCACTAAGCGAAACGAAAACCGAATGTTTAAAGCGCCGGGGTCATTTTTATTGTTAACCCAGCTGGTATAAATTTGAGGCTTAGAACCAGGGTTAGCCGGGTCAGTTATTTTGATTTCGTAGTATCTCACGGGAATACTTCAAACTGCTGGTTTTTAGTACGGTACACCAGACTAGAATTGAAATATCCCGCAGCCATATTGATGTCGTATGACGCGGTACCATAAGAGGACACCGACCCTGGATAAGACGACAACTGATAAGTGAACTGGGTGGAGTTGGCCACAATAACTGGGTACGTGCCGTTGTAAGAGTCCGGAGATACCCCAGCGATAACAGCATTTACAACCGACCCAACCCTAAAACCGTGTGGCAGACTAGTAGTAACAGTAGTGGTGCCAGAAATCCACGAGATACTTTGGATAGGGGTGCCTACATCAGATCCGACCAACGGGAGGGAAAACACCAAGGTCCCCTCTAAGGTGTAGCAATTCACATAATATCGTTGACCAAACAAGCTCCAAGTTACAGTTATAGCGTATTGGGTTCCGTCCAAATCGGGGTGAAAAGTGAACGGTCCGTTTGACGGTGGTATAGCAACCGGGTTTATACCAAGGGGGTTCAGTGGCACAAACGTGGACGGTACCTGCGAGATAGGGGCAGGAATGGTAGGGGAAAAAGGATAATAGGTGGTCATTGGCCAGGAACCGGAGTTGGAGTTCCATTGGTTTGGTTGCTCATAAAGGTGTTCTGTGCCGCCTGTGCTGCTTCCAGAGTAATCAAAGGCTGAGTGAAATCCCATTGCCAAGTATTCTGGGGAATGGGAGAGCCGCCTTGGCTTACGTCAGTAAGACCGGTCAAGATCAGATCGGTATACAGACACGCGGGAGTAACCACGGTGTAGGTGCCACCCATGTTGGCATGAGATTGAATAACTTTCTGCAACATCATCATGGTCACGAGCTTAGCAGAGTGGCCCCCCGGCTTATTGACCGGTATAGACATACGCATAGAAAGGTTAAGGGGTTCGGAGATGATCGCGTTGGCCGCGACGGACTGGTTCGCGAATGGGTATGTAGCCACCGAATAACTTGCCAATTTACCACCGGGTATCGGGGTAAAGTGCGCAAAGAAATTGTCTAAGTCGAACGCGTTCGTGCCAGCGAGCAAACCAGTAACGAAGTTGGCTGCTTCAGTCAATAACACAATAGGAACATACCCGCCGTACTGGGCGGCAATGCCCCCGGTAAAAATAATAGGCGATATTTCGAACCCGAACTGATAAACCACCCGTCCGATGTTGTTGATGACCGACCCACTCATTGAGGCACCCCAGTAGCAGACAGCGAAGCTACGATGTCGGTATAATTACCGCCGGTTGCGTTATAAATGGCGATTTTAACACCTTGCCCAGGTTGAGCCGCGAAATGGTCGGTTCCAAAGGTTCTGCCCACCTGCTGCATGTAGTTGCGGGTTTCTTGCGGAATCTGAGGATCAGTAATCCAGTCGGTGTGAGACTGATTGGCCCGAGCAATAGCATTCTTGACGTTTTGAGGACCCCAGTTGTATGCCGCAGAAGCTTTCTCGATGTCGCCACCAAACATAGCCAGTAGATCGCTCCAATAACGGGCCGACGCGTTGGCAGACTCTACTGGGTCGTACGGGTTGGTAAGCCCATAATCTCGGGCGGTTTCCGGAGTGAACTGCATAAGGCCCATGGCCTTACCATTATACGACGTCGGGTCGCCGCCAGATTCCATCATCATAATTTTGTGGAGCAAGCCAGGAGGAAGGCTCTTTTGACGTTCCAAAGACATGAACAGAGGGTCTAATTCGTCGGTAATAGGCTTACCCGCGCCGCCATGTTTGTATTTCCAATTCTTATACCATTTCCATTCCCCAGGATATTCGTCTGGGGGTTCTGGCGGAGGAAACGCAGAAAGTGCATTGGGAGCAAAACCCTGTTCAAAATGGCCAACCATGCCATGCACACCATAAAAACCACCGGGGGGTTTTTCCGGGTCGGACTCTTCCGGGAACAGCCATCCAAGTTTTTTGGCCAAGCGCGACAGACCACTAGCTACCCTTTCGACACTATTCCACAGGCTTTCTACATCTTTCGAAAACTTGTCGGTTTTCATATATTCAGCAAAACTGTTGATAGCTTTAGCAAAGGCCGTAATGCCTTCGGAAAAAGCCTTAGACTCCAAGCCTGATTCCAGCAAACGGCCAAACGCAGAAGTCAATTTGCCCAGGGGTTCGGCCAAACCGACAAGGCCAGTGGTGAGGCGATTTTTAATTTCCTGCCACATTTCGTCGAATTTAGAAATAAAGTCCTGGTATTGTTTGTCTACGTCAGAGTTGGCCCCCAATGTTTGCTTATACCGGGCAGCCGAGGACTGAAGTTCTTGGAGTTCCGCGCCTGACATGCCGCCAATAGTGCGTAACTGAGAAGTGTCAGCGATGTCAGACAAGCCAAGGCTTTCTGCCCATTGCAACTGGGCACCTTTAGGCAAAGTCTGGTATCTTTCGTGCAACGCAGGAACCACCTGCTGCATCAACTCAAACGGGCTTTTGTTAACTACATCCGATTGAGATATGCCCAGTCTATTAGCAAGTATCGCTGTACGCACGGGATCTTGTTGGATGTCGGCCAAGCGCGACAACATACCGCCCGCGTTAGGAATTCGAGCATACGCAATATTAGCTGCCTGAAATTCGGACGGCGACACGCCAACCGACATGGCAGAAGTTCGAGACGAGGACGCGGCTCTTGCTAAAGCTTCGAAACCAAGGAACCCGGTAGCCCCCGACACCAACCCGAATGCACTGGTAATCGTTCCCCACTTAAGCATCGAGGTAGTAATGCCGCGTATCGTGTCGTATACTCGGGTCGCAGACTTACCCAAATCCGTCATAGACTTATTAGTGTTGTCGATCTCTTTCCGCATCTTGCCTTGTTCGGCAGTTTGCTTGCCCAATATTTTAGACAAGGCTTCTACCGCGACAGTCAGAGAATCGATTTTCTTGCCAGTGGTTTGGATCGAGTCCGTGGTGCTGTTCCAGACTCCGGGCATTTTACCCAAGGCGGTGTTATACTTGTTGAATAGAGCAACGAAGTCTTTAAAGGACGCATCGTTAACTTCAATGTCAACAACAGATTTGACCGCCATTAGAACACCTTTAGCTGTTTAATCGAACTGATCACATGGCGTTGTCTGTATTCGTGCGCGCTTTGCCACATCCATTCGGGAATGTGATGACTGAAAAAATCGTGAAATCCTTCGTTAGCCGCCCAGGTCAGTGCGGCACTAACGATGTGTTCTCCGTGGTCGTAGAAGTTTCTGTCTCGGTCGATGTCGGCAAGGAATCGGCGTATGCCGTAGAGTTCAAGGACGTGGTTAGCGATCCCCACAAACGCATTCTGTCCAAAACCCCCTGGACTTCGTTTCTCCGACTCATAGCAGAGGCGCATATAAAAAAACAGACTAGACCTTCAACCTCAGCGATATCTTCCTGGTCCATAACTTTTTTGTCGATGGCGTCCTGAAATGGCATAGTTTGCCAGCCATTTTCAGAAGGTACAATTACGTTGGACAAACGGCGGATTTCGGCCATTAACCCATTGCCGACACCATCCCGGCCTTCCCACACCCCTTGGTCGATGGCCGTTTTTTTCAACAGCATTGCCGCGACTCGGGGGCCAGAGATGAAACTAAGACCTTCCGAGATGATCGAAGCAAAGGTTTTGGAAATAGTCAGGAAGTATTTTTCGAACACCTCACGCGAAATCGGCATGCTGTGGACGAAAACGGAACCCTCTCCCGTTTCAACTTCCGTGACAAGGTTTAGCTTGCTGTCTAAACGCATCGTCATACCGCCTTGTTTACGCTAGGTCAAATAAGAGACCATAGCGACGAGTTAATCTGATAATAACCTTTTACCGTGACCACATATCCGGCATCATCCCCCGCGAAATTCAGTTCGCGAACGTTGTCGATGGCACAGTTGTTGAGGGTGTATGAAGGCAGACTCGTAGTGTCGGGGGTGATGGTAACGTCCCCGATAACACTGAGCAACTGGCGTTGGGATTCCCACAAGCTAGCCAGCGACTGGGTTTTCAACAACGACAGTGTCACCGTGACCATTTGATACGGCATAGGCGACTGAACCGTGCCGACCATCGTGGGGATGGCCGTAGTGGTTTCGCCTTCAAACGCCATGGAAATCCCAGCCCGTCCCAAGTAAGGGGCGGTTACGTTTAATTCTGGGAAATTCGGGATCACTGCACTGCCACGAAGGCGGTTAAGCGTACCTTGGACTATTTGCGGATTACCAGCCATTTTCTTGACCTCCTATTAACCCGCAGCCGGGAACGACGTAACGTTGACATAGAACACAATTTGGATAAACCCGCGTTGCGGGGTGTAGGTCACCGCAAGACCACGATAGATACCAGCCGGGTAGTCGGTCGGATTTTGCGTCACATATGTGACAAACGGGGTGGCAGTAACCGTAACCGGGGCCAAAGCCAGACCAAACGCGATGGCGTTGTTCATGACCTGTTGTTCGACCGCCCGCAAACGGTTGATGCCGTTTTGGTCATAATAAAGCGGATTCTGAGCGTTGTTCGATCCATTGATAATCGCGTTGGAAATCATCTCGTCAGAGTTGATTTGCACCCAATCCACCGAGTACCAATAAGTAAAATCGTGGCCATCTTCGGTGGTTCCCCACAAAATGATGGTATTGCTGATGCCGCCTTCTGCCCCAGTGCCGACAACGTTAGTGTTAGCAGTTTTCAACGCGGTAAGCAGCGCGTTGTTGCCACGAGTTGGGAACGGAGTGACACCGAACACATACCCGAAGGCAAAGGGTGTAACCCGATTCGACGCAGACGGGTTATACTGCATCAGGCGATAAAAAGCCGACGCGATACTGAATTCCGTAGAAGGAATCGCGGAATTGGCATAAAGACTGGCGACCAAAGTACCCAATACTGTCTCGACACCCGGATTCGACGACACGGCGTAAACCAGCGTGTTGCCAGTGGTTCCGGCCAAGGCCAGGAAAGTGCCGTTGTACCCTGTCGGGGTAACGCCCGCGATGGTAAACCAGTTGCCCGGCACGACACCGTGGGAAGTGGTTGTGGTAGCCGTGACAAAACCGCCCGAATAGGACGCGGCGGTAAGAGCATTCGCGGGATATACACCCAGCGAAGGCGATTCGATCATAGTGAAAGCGCACTTCATCAAGTTGGTGTAGCTGGTGTAAGTCGCCAGCGTAGTAGTAATGAAGAAGTAGGTTTTCGCTGTGGTAGATTCGTAGCTGGCCAGCATCGCCAAGAACGACGCATTGCCGTCCCAGGTGCGAGGAACCACATACGCGTAGAAGTAGCCCGAAGCCCCCGCGACATAGTTGCTGTTGGGATTGGCAGTGATGTAGGCTTGCAGAGCCGTCACGCCATCGTTGGCGTTGCCAGCGCCCAGCTCAAGCACGTAACAAGACAGGCCCGAACCCTGCGCAAAGAAAGTTGTAGCCATCGCTACCAATTCAGACACGTCTTCCGGGGTATAAACGCCGCCAGTGCCAGCCGCAAGCGAGCCAGCAAGGGCGTATGTGAAATTAGTGCTGGTCGTAACGGTGCAGTTGAACGTACCATTGTAGCCCGTTGGGGTGACGCCCGCCACCGTAATGAGCAGAGTGTCGCCAATCGTGAAGCCATGCGCTGTCGTGCACACGACTGTCACTGTACCAGCCGACAAGGTGGCGGACGTTAGAGCCTTGGCCCCCGTAAGCAACGGGGTTAAATCCGAAAGCTGCGTGAGCAAGCTGGAAGTGCCAGGAGTCGTAACCGTCGCACCCTGAGAGATAAGCGCACCGGAAGACTGCAGAACGAGGGGCGCAGGCCCCACAGTCTGGCTGACATTAACTGTTACAATGCTGGGCATAAGGTATCTCCGGCGATTAGGTGCGACGGTATCCGATTAGCGGAACGAAATCGAGATAGTTTGACCCGCACCCGGCACCACCAGAATGCCAGTCGATACCGGCCAATCATACGCAGTTAGGCCGATGGTAGCCGGAAGCACGGCAATTTCGTTTGCAGCGGCATAACCGGAAGTCGAAGCGTAATCATAAATCGCGCCGGCAGCGCCAGCAACGACAACCGACACGCGACCGATGTAACCAGCCGACGCCTTCACCACGGTGGCAGAAGTGATGTTCAGAACAGCAACTTCAGCGTTTTGATTGTCAGCGACGAGCAAATTGCCAGCCGCGTCAAGGTTCAGCGGCTTGGCTACGCCGGCATATACGGAAGGATAAACTTGGTTGGCGTTCTGCGGCATAGTAAGCTCCTGGGTTTAAGCAGCTGTTGGATATGACGCGACAGTGTATTGAACGAATGCTTCGAGAATCAACTGTCGAGCAACATTGTTGATGCGAGTTTGATAATAGCTCACATCATATTCTATGGTCTTTTTCATCGCAATAGCTTGAATTTCCGACTGAGTGCGTTTTTCGTCTCGCACCATCGGCATACTCATAATGCCAAATACATCAGTGTCCAGGCTGTACTGGTTTACCGTGTCGATGAAATCCAACGCCGAGTTGTTATTAAGACCATACAAAGTAATACGGACATGATCCGTGGCCAACTGGTAATGAGACGCATTAACCGTCAACCTGGGGGCAGCCTGGATTGCAGTAGTTTTAGAGGGTTCTACGTGCACGACTCCATAGGGCGGAACCACGTTCGTAGGGACTAGGAAAGACGGATATAACAACACGCCCGGATTCGGAATAGTGAGCCACTGCGGCAAATAAGTTTGGATGGCTAACCAAGCCGGTAAGCTGTTGGATACAATCAGATTGTCGGGCGACAAATCATACAGATTGTTGACCAACTGAGAGGCCAAAGCTGGATAAACCGCTTCGCCCGTGTAATGGTACAGACCGGCCTGTTCGTAGAACATGCCCAAGTTAGAAAAGGAGAAACGAATCTCCCCAACGGTAGCAACCCAAATTAGTTGCTGGTTAACATAGTTAAATGGGGCAACTGGGGTGGTAGTAGTAAACACCACCCGGTTAACCGATATAGTCTCATCTTCTCGAATCTCGCGAGAACTAGAGTAATGCAGCGAACCCTGGATGGTCATGGTTTCGCCGGCCAGCCAAAACACATATCCATCCAGGGGCAGTATTCGTTTCACATATTTCGTGAACGAAACGGTTGCACTTTCCGAGATGGAAAGCAAACCCTGTTCGAGCGTGGATTTTAACTGGGAGTGATTACCCAGGCTTTCCGCTACAGTGGCCATCAGTCAAACCAAGCCTTTGACGACGCCTGATACATTCCGGTGTCAATAAAGCTTGGACGACGAGGGTTGCGCTGAAACTTACGGTCTTTGCCTTTTCCGGTCCACTTACCACGCGGATTTTTGAACCGGTGATTTACCCCATTTAGGGCAGCCTGGGTTGGGACCCCCGGAATACCAAACCCTTCAATTTGACGCATAGCAAGGAACTGTTTAAAGTAGGTCGAAATGGCCGACTCTGCCGACAAGAGGGGATTACCCGGATTCGGTTTCCCCATCATAAGGCTTTCCAACGCTCCTGTGACGGATTCGGCCATAGCGTCCCCTATTTTCTGCCGGTTGGCTTCGAAAAATACCTCCATAATATGGTATTTATTTTCGAGCCAAGTAGCCACGTCGCCTGTTGTGACCACACCAGAAGGAGAAGAACCGGGCTTATTTCCCTGCATTTCTTTAGGGGGGTTGGCGTACGGAAAATCTATGACCCCCAGATGCAGAATGGTCATGCGACCCCCCACAACGTCCCGGCAGTCTGGGCCATGGCAAGATATGCGCGACCCCACGGAGTTTTGAGATTCTGCAAATTCGCCAGGGTGAGATTTTTCAAAGCCTCCGAGACTACCAGACCATCGCTGGTACCACTGTCAGAGGCGGATTGCACGACACCCGCAGCAAAGTTGTTGATTTTTAGACTGGCGCGCAAATCAGCGAAATAAGTACGCCCAGTTTGATCCTGGGCATAGTTTACTAAATTGTCTGCGGCCAGATTATAGGTAGCTTGAACGAATAGGTTGGTCTGAGGGGATGCATTCAAAGACGAACCCACCACCCCCAAATCCGGATTGACAAACATGGTAGCGATAGAAAAAGCCCAATTAATCGTGGGGCTGTTATCCGGCAACACCAAGGGGCTGATCCCCATGACATTACGAATGAATAACAAAAACCCCGCGACTGTTGGTAGCATTAGGTTTTCCTATTGCGTCCACGCCGGGGGGATGGATCGGCCTTCCCGGTGTTGTTTACCGTCACCACTTCGTTGATGCCGGGTTCGTTGGCCTTGTTCTGCTCGACGACTTCCATTTCGAGGGCGTCCAGCCGCGCAGCACCTTCAGTAACCCGACTGATAGCATCATGAAGCGCCGCCGCCGAAAGCTTGCGGGATTCCTGACTCACCTCGGTCAGAACCCCCGCATTATGTTCGTCTGCATACATGATTTTTTCGACTTTGATAGGTTTGTCGAAAGAATAACACAGCCCAACAAACGGCTTACGGCGATCGATTTCCGCAACGTCGATCAGCCCATACACTTTGTGCTGATCGACGATATCGTGCAGAATTTCGGGAGTAGCGTTCGGTTGATAGACAGTGATTTGCCCACCGGGCGGGATCTGCTGCCGACGAACCGAAGTTTCCTCCCGAACGCGGTAGATGAAGTCGTGCCGTTGCTTGCTGGCATTGGCGACGTATAGCGTGGTCATTTAACCTCTCCTCGACGTTTGTAGGCTTACTGGTATTGCATGCTCAGAATTGCAATCGCTTCCGGGCGAACGCCCCAACCAGAAGTGATGCGCATTTCCGAAAGCACGTCAATCGCGCCACCCGGCAGCGGGGTCGGGATTTCGCGAGGCGCGGCCATGTCGCAGAACTGCATGGTGCAAGCCGCGAGACCCGGCGACAGCTCAGCGAACGCGTTGGTGTTGATGCGGCCACCGCGCGGCTTTTCAACCTCCGGCATGACGATCAGAACAGCGTCAGTGCCATTGGCACCTTTGCCGATCAAAGTATCATCATAGCACCACAAGATTTCATCCTCGTTCATCTCGCCAACCGCCTTGACAACGCCGGCAGTGGAGAGAGAGCCGGCACCGACGCGCTGGAACTGAGTAACCTGGACGATATCCTGGTATTCCCAAGAGCCAAGAACACGCTGCGGTCCGAGGATCACAATACGGTGACCCATACCGAGCTGCATGGTGCGGGTTTTCATGGCCGACACCTGCGACAGCAGGAAGAACGCCATCTGGCCGTTGTCGTAAGTGACAACGGTAGTGTTGCCGTTCGAGTCAGCCGGGAGGTTGACCGTGGTAGCGCCAGAAGTGTTCAGCAAGCCTTCGCCATTCGCGCCGTTCATGCCGTAGAGCAGAGCGGAACGCATCAGCTGGAAATGGCCCTGACGCATGCCGAGGCGCTGCGCTTCGACGATGCTCACTCCCCACTGCGACATGGCAGCGGTATCGTGGTGATCGTATTCTGCGCGGACGCGCTGCAAATAAGTCGGGGTCGAAATCTGGCGGGCGGTCACCGTAACGCTGGGAAGCGAATTGTATTCGCTCTGACCAGACGACATCACCGTGCGGATATCGAACGCATCGATATACACATAGAGGTCGCCTTCACCCAAGCGAACTTGCGGGTTGGCACCGGCCAGGGCGTCGAACGCGCCTGAAGCTTGGTTGTATTGCAACAGCTTTTCCGGCACCATGTAGTGCGGAGAAACCATTACGCGAGCGGCGGTAATGTTAGCCATGAGTGCGGCTCCTTAGATCAGGATCAAGGCGGCGGTGCCGCTGTTATTCCAGGTGGCGACGTTGTTCACCGGGTCCCAAACGACAACTTTGCTGTTGCCGTTCTGAACGCGCAGAACCTGCACCGGAAGCGCCGCTTCGCTGTAAACCAGCGTAATGGTGCCGCCCAAGGTGCCCCAGATGGCCGACGTGCCCGGAAGCAGGAAGGTGAAATTCTGGCTGTTGGTGAAGGTGTTGACCTGATGGGTCGTATTGATCGCAGCAACCGAGCCAGTGCCACTGTTAGTAGCGCCTGCCAGGGTGAAGCTGTCCCCAACGCCACCAACCGGAGTAGCACCCGACATCACCACCGCGACTTGACCACCGTTGGTGGACGACCAAGTGAGCGAAGTAACGCTGTAGGAGGCAGATGCCGACGCAACGAGGCACTGGGCGTTGAAATCCCAGTAAACCGCCTGATTGATCGCGCCACCCGAAAGCGAGGCAGCAAGCGACGGATCGCAAGCGACTGCAATGCGGGCGTCAGAGCCGAACAGGTAGAACGGAACAGTCATGCCGCCCGCGCCAGTAGGCACCGGAGACTGGGGCCAAGTATTCCAAGCAGTCGCCTGATTGAACACCGAAAAACCAACCAGCTTTCCGCTCGCATTGGCCGAAATGGTGGTCCCGCGACCAACCACAACGCCCGTAGTAGCGTCAGTGTTGTAAGAAGGAGTGTTGGCATAAATACCAACGCCGCCCCACATCGGCAAGGTTTCGGAAGTCGCCAGGGTACCGCCCATCAGCTGGTAACGAACGGCGGGGTCGTCCATGGCCACGCCTTGAACGAGGCCGTAGGACTGAGTGCTGAAACCACCGTAGTTGTTGGTGGTCAGCATCGGATTGAAGGAGACAGAGTTTGCCATTGTGGATTAGTTCCCGGTGCGAGGACGGAAAAACGGCTTGCTGATCGAACGCGGGGGAGTGCGGAATTCGCCCATCCATGCGTTCGGCTCGCCAACGAATTCGGTGATCATGCGATCAGCGCCGTCGCGACGGCGAATTTCACGCAGCTTGCCGAAAGGAACGTCGGTCGGGTTCTTAGCAGCCGCAGTAGCGTCCGCGTAAATACGCTGTTCAGCGATTTCGAGCACGTTCGCTGGCAAATCACGGAGAGCAACGCCTTTCCAAGACTCAGAGTGCTTTTGCACACCTTTGGCGAGACGAACGCGGTAAGCGCCAAGAGACTCGCCTTGCAGCGGAGCCGGGGCACGTTCACCGAAACCACCATAAACGGCGTCAGCACGGGCTTGATGATCGGCCATCGCGGCATAATCAGCATCCGACATGCTTTTCGGCATGCGAGCGACGGAAGCGGCCAAACGACGAATTTCCGAGGCGATGTGCTTGCTCACCGAATTCGAGTCCTTGCGGGCATGCCGCATGTCGTCATCGTCGTCTTTGCGGTGCGAACGACGTGCGTCCTTGCGGTGCTTCATGTCGTCATCATCATCGTCATCATCGGCTTTGAGATGAGCGGGCATTTTGTCATCTTCGTCGTCGTCTTTGCGATGCTTCATGTCGTCATCGTCGTCATCGTCGTCATCGTCGTCATCGGCTTTGAGATGAGCGGGCATTTTGTCATCTTCGTCGTCGTCTTTGCGATGCGAACGACGGGCGTCCTTGCGATGTTTCATGTCGTCGTCATCGTCTTTGCGATGCGAACGACGTGCGTCCTTGCGAGGCTTTTTGTCATCGTCGTCATCAGCAGCCAATTCTTTCGGCTCGCCCATGACTTCCTCTTCTTCCGTGTCGTCGTCCTTGCGAGCACGGGAAGTAATGGAATCCATGCGTTTTTCCATGGAATCCAGACGACCACAAAGGGCGTCGATACCCTTCAACAGTTTGTCCAGATTGCCGCCGCCGGTCCCGGAATCATCTCGCTTTTCAGCGCCATGGGCTTCTTTTTCAAAATCAGGCATTTCTGACCCCTCGGAAATTTCAACAGTAGTGGTTGGAAGCTCGACTCCGGTAGGGTCTCTACCTTTGTCCCAAACGCCCTCTTCACAGATGGCAAGATGGTCTAGTAAACTAGGTTTGCCCTCGACCAATAGAGCAGACCCGTTTTCCAACGTCGCCTGCTTGTTTCCATCTGTAGACCGGAACACAACTGCAGGTGATGTAGAAAGTTGCTTTGATTCCATCGCGTGGGCGGCATCGGCATCATAAATTTTTGCGATACCCCACACTTCCTCTCCACGAATATACGGTAGAACAACAGTCCCAACGATTCGATCAGCAAATTCTTCAGTATTTAACTTGCCAGTGTCTGGGTGTTCCCAAATCACCGGCAAACCATTACACCGATCCAGAAAATCCTGATTCAAATAGAGGGCAGGGTCCCGATACACATACTCGTCTAATTTGTGCCGATAAGCCGACCCAGTCCCGGTGATGCGGACAGCGAACAGAGCTACATTTTCATAGTGCTGCGGACTGACCAACTCGCCATCACGAATAGCCTTGGCCACATCGGTTTCGTCCATGCCCAGTCGTTCGATAGATATGCGAACTCCGGGATGGATGGCTCCTAAGTCAAGGACCTCAATGCGGGGTTCTTTGCTCATCGAACTATTTCTTTGCCCTTCTCAGGCTCTTGCGAGCCATGAGGGAAAACCTTGGAAACGTGGATCCACGTAAACGCCGTGTGTTCCCCGTTCAATCTAGGGATAAACGGTTGACCGACACGCTGAATGAATGTAGTATAATCTACCTTGTCCCCGATGGGGGGAACAGGATTCACGTTTTCTTCAGGAATGGGTGCCTCGTTGGCTGAAATACGCCTAGTCCACTCCATCCGAGGGCCTTTAGGTAAAAAACCCAGCTCCTCGACGCATTCGCGTTTGGCAGCTTCTTCGATAGTTTCGCCATCTTCCTGTTTTCCACCCGGAAAACACCAAGCCCCCGGCCAGTCCCCGCCCGGTCCACGCTTTAGCAACAGCGTTTCGCCGTCGTCAGTCAAAAACATGATACCGGCGGCTTTGATCATTTTACAGCCCTAGGCTAAATGATGAAGTTTTTATCGTCGGGAGGAGGATTAACCCCCAATTGCCGATAATACTCTTCTTTGGACAATTTTTTCCCATTAACAATAGCCAGTGCCAATACTTCAGGAATTTTGGCATAAGCTGTGGGCGAAAACCCCATCAAATTTGGAAGACTTCCAAACCTGCGTTTGTATTCTGCAGTAACTTCGTACAAATCCAGTTCCATAACTTAGTCCTTTTTCATCGTAACACGGCCCCATTCGGCGGTGCCTTCAAGCATTTCGTCGAAACGCGAACAGGATTTAGGGGCGATTTTATGCAAAATGCCCGCCCAATAATCCCCGTCTTTTCCCTGTGTCAACGTAACGTAGTTGGCAAACATTTCGGCCAAACGCGCGTCAGGGTTTCCTTTATAATACTCGTCCGTGTGGCCTTGTCCCAACACGTTGCAAGTTAAAGCCCCCACAAAATCATGGAAAAAAGCCTTAGGAGTATAACCACGTGGGGATTTTGAAACGGCTTGAGTTGTGCCCTTGGAGTAATCAATTTGGTTCATGACCCGGTCATTAAATTCCAACCGTTTCTCCACGTCCCATTCACCATTGTCGGGAGTCCAGGCCGACCCTAAAATGCTAGCAGCGTCTTCGTCGCGTTCCGCAACGTATTTGGCTGATTTTTGAGTAGACCCACTTTTAAAATCGATTGCGTGGCCGTATTCGTGCCTAAACACAATGGCGGAGTCGGGGTCTGTAAATGAACAGGCCATTTGAATTAACGAAGACTCAGTATGATAATAACAAAGGAATTTTTCTAAATCTGGACGCGATATTACGCCACCACCCAATTGCGCGGTGCCAGCAATTACGTCCAAAAAATCTTCGGAAGCATCTGCCCAAGCGGCAGTACGTATATGCCAGTCGCTTTCGGATTTTGTTCTTTCCTGAAAATCCATAATTTCAGATAGTCTATCGGAATTATGAACAGGTCCTTTACGGACGTACTTACGTATACCTGGGTCTCGTTGCACTTTCACAGGCGGGCGGGTTAGTTCTTTTTTTCCCGCTTTTGCCCGTTCTTCGTTTAACTGTTTGAGATTTTCACCAATATAATCGTAAGTCTCATCCATTGGCCCGTACTCATCACGAGCAGCCTGAAGGATCTCTTCTTCAGAATATCCGCCTTCAGTCAGCATATGGCGGATCAAACCGCGAGAAGTTCCTTTGATTTTCTTGCCCAAAGTCTGGCGGTAACTTACCACCCCCGGTGACGTTTTGCCGGAAGAGCCTGCTCCAGACGTGAATTTGCCGTCTGGTCCGCGAGGGTGGTCATTTTCTTTAAATTCTGCGGCGTCAGATCGAACACCACCCAACTGCGAATCAATTTTAGCCAAAAGTTTAGCGATTTTCCGTTCGGCTTCATCAACCTTGACGCGCGGAAACGCCTGAGACACCGCCGCCATGGCCCGTTTACGACTTAGAGACCGGTCAATTCGCGCTAACGCGTCGTCAAGGTTGATCATGACTTAAGTAAACCTCTGATTTCGGCCAGTTTAGCCTTGCCTTTAACCGTTACCATGTCGTCAGGCAACTCACGAACGTTGTACAACCAACGATAATAGCACCGGCAGAATACTTCTTCGCCAGGGGTGGTGATTTCGTCAGTATATCCTGCAGGGCCGACTTTCATCAACCCTTGCTCAATAGCCCAGTTCCCGCGAACCGCGTACACTTTCCGGTCACGCTCTTTGTGGTCTCGCCGGTAGTTATAATTTAGTTGTTTCCAATGCGAATGCCACTCTCCGGCGATCGCCCCGCCGTCGTGGGCGACTATTTCAGACAAAGACGACACCAACTTGTGACTTTGATCGATGATCACCCGACGTTCTTCAAAAGGCAGCTGTTTAAGCGATTTTTTGATGTCGTCTTTAGTGTCTACTTTGTCCACCACTTCCGACCCGCCGATAGGGATAGACGTAGCCCACCCACTGAATCGTTGTAACGTTTTCTGGATGGCCGCTTCCCGGTTCAGTTTGATCAGTTGCGCCGACGCCACGATACGCCTATCCAACTCGGCACGAAGAGCGGGTTTTATCTTTTCAAGAGTATAACGAGAAACTCCGGGGTGTTGTTGCAGAATTCCGCCCTTGTCGATTAGGCGCTGGTATAATCCGCGCAACGCCCCGTTCAAAGTTTCTTGCAACACATGGGGCGGGGTCATATCGCGGGCAGCCGCTTTGGCGATTTCGCCCAGCCAAAAATCCACACGGGTTTGACTATCATATCCATGTTCCGAGATATCCCGTACTGCGGCGGTGACTACCTCATAAAAACTTAGCGGTTTTTCATTCCGACTCATTAACCTATCCGATCAATTTGAGCGTCAAGAGCTTCTATCTCTTCCGCTACTCGCAGAAACGCCAACACGTCGTGCCGTAAACCCGCCAGTTTTGTCATTGCAGTTTGACGGGCGCTTCTCATATGATCGGCTTCTAGCCTAGCCCGGACGATCCGTCTCGACTCCGCTTCTACACCGTTTTGGTCCCACCGATCGGGCGAGGGGAGAGGACCCGCCCGATCGGCAGTAGCATCACGACGCAGCAACATCGTCATGCATTTGTTACATTCCGCCGGTTTCGGGTTTAGGCGGAGTGGGGGCTGCAGAGGGCGTAGGGGGTGTGGGGGGTTCGAAGTTCTTAAGCTCGTCAAAATCCAGAACAAGGGGCATAGGGAACAACAGCTTGTTCTCACCCGCGTTGTCTACCGCCCAAGCAATAACTTTAACCCGATTTTCGGGATCCATCTGCGGCAGCAAAATTTCCAACATCGACATGACCGCTTTTTGGCGAACATCTTCAATTTTGGAATCAGACTCAGGGTCTTTGAGCAGTGACGGCCATTCGGTTTTCAGGCTGTTTTTCCAGCGCCAAAACGCCTCTTTATATCCAACATCTTTATAGTCAGGGAATGCTTCCTGGATGGTTTTATAAAAATCCTCATTCCACGCACGACGGGCCACAATGTCGTCGAAGAACGCGTAAAGAGGGGCCATCCAACGCCGAATCCCATCAATATACCGGGCGATATTCTTGGCGTCTTCTACGCCCTCTCCGAAGCCAGAGACGAGGGTTTCGTTATCCAGCAGTTTGGCCGGCATGTCCGCCGCAGTAGCGATGTTTTTCAAAATGTTAGTTCTAGAGTATGTGCCTGCACCATCCACGTTCTGCATATCAATAGCAGAAATATCTTCCGCCGTGTCAATAGACAGCACGTTGTTGGTTTGGGCTTCCTTAAGAATTTCACGCTTAATGCCCGCCAAACGTTGCATCGCGTTGTCGATGATCGAGCCTGGGGCTTTGAGCTTAGCAATAATTAAGCCAAGCTTACGGGCCACCATGTCGTCCGCGACCATGGTATTCACGAACGATTTCAACGGGAACAAAGCACGTTGATACACAGAACGACCCACGTAACCAAACGCGGACGTAGTGTATTCGATATAGATAGGACGTTCGTTCATCAACACGACTGCGCGGCTGCGATGGTACGGCTTACCGGCGGCAGTGACGATAGTGTGTTTCTGGAAATCTGGAGCGTTAGGGTCCTGGTTCAGCACCAAAGACCCCGCAGTGTTCAGCGGGTCCAGAACATTGAAATACAACGACAAATCAGCAAGTTTATCGAATGATATTTCTTGGTCTGGCTCGACGCCTTCTGCACCCATGACCACAGAGCCGATACCATATATCCGGGCAATACTCGCCACCTGCGAGATTATGCCGTCTACGTCCATCTTTGCCCATTCGTTCTCGAATGCTTCTCGAACTCGGTCTTCTGGGGCATTAGTAATGCTGATTTGGCGAGGCTGGCTTTGTGCCATCACAATGGGGGAATCAGCCATTTTTCGACCAAGAGGATGATACGAGTAAATGGCTTTGCAAATCTGGTAAGAAACGTCGCTCCCAGGCACGATTTCGTCGCACATCAACAATTGCTGAAGTGAGCCACCCACATTAGTCCCAGAGATATTGATCGCGGACAAGGTGACACCCTACTTCATGAGTTTTCAGCGAACAGCTTGCGATGTTCCGCCAGATGGGAGGATACACCAGAACTCGGGCTGGTTACGAGTGCAATACCGACAGAATTAAGAGCCTCAGCGAGTTTCTGAGGGGAAACGAAGATCCCGCGAAAACCGAGGGTAGCGGACAATTTTTCGACCAAATCCATGTTAGAACCCTTCGTTGTTGCCCAGAGCGATTGCTACTGCGTAGCAAAATGCGTCTAACAAGTCGTCTTCGCCCTGGTCTTTGATGCCGATAGTAAAAGTGAGAACTTGGTTTAACATATGGTTGCGGGTGGACCCTTTGTAGTTAACCATTTTGTCATAGGCAAACTGGGACACCTTTACCATTCCTCGATACACGTACCCCGATACTGATATAGCTCGCTCTGACTTGCCCACCGAGGTTAGCTTACTGTCGATGGCATTAGTGGCCCAGCCGCGCCTAGCGCCTTGCTGAAGGAGTACCATGCCGCTTGCCTTGTCTTCGATCCAAACCCCGAGGGACCCAACCTGGGCTTTGCACTCTTTGGCCAGTTCTTCGCATCGTTCGAACACGGAAGGCAGCCAGTGTTCGAGCAGCGCCCCCTCAATTTGCTTGATGTCGTAATCAAGAATGACTAAAGGGTGCCCAAATGCGCTTCGGTTTACTGCGCAGTATACCACAGCGGTGCCGTCGTTATCTTTACCGGTTTTGGTGGCCGAGTCGATTACCGCGAATACACCTGAACAGTTTACTGGATACGAAACTGGCAACCCCTCGACCAGCATGCTTTCCAGCGAAAAAAACTGGTTACCGGACCAATCCACGAACTCCGCCATATATTCCTGTTTCCAAACCAGGGGCGGGCGTTCTTTTTGCAACCGCACCAACTCGTCTTGCGGCATGAAAGGGTTGCTGCTAGTCGGTGCGTGAAATTCAGTGAAACCGTGCTCAGGCTCGTTGCAGATTTTCCAGAAGAAATTGTCTTGGTCCACCCCGTTCGTGTTGCTTAGAGCAGTGGCCGACCCACTGTAATCGAGCAGTGTCGGTTGAATAGCCCGGTTCCAAATGTCGATCATATTTGGTTTAGTGAAAGCAGCTTCGTCTATTAGAGCGTGGTGGTATTTACGCGACCGACCCGCGCTTTCGTTTTCCAGCGTCCAAAACTCAATACGTCCCCCGGTTTTGGTTCGAATCACGCCGTCGTTTTTCGAGGCGGATTTGATTACAGGCCCGAGGGTTTCCATTAATTCGTTGTAAACTTCGCTTTGGTACTTATACGCCGGGGTAAAATAACCCACGAACTGACCCCGAATAGCCAAATCCGAAGCTAAAGTCTGAGCATACACGGTCTTGCCCCAACGCCGGCCACACCGAATTGCGCGAAATCTGGCAGGTTTTCCATCTGGCCCGCGTAGATAATACGCTTCGATCTGGCCGGTGTGTAGCACGGGCAGTGTTATGCTGAGCGATACCATTATTTTTGGGTGGGCATTCCGCCAACGATATTAACCGTGATCGTGTTCGGATCGTCTTGGTTCGCCTGAATAGGCTTGCCCACGATGCGGTCCAACGCCTTATCGATAGCCGCGACCCGAACTTGTGGGGGAATTTCTCCATTCATGGCGATGTCGTAAAGCTCATTTTCCAGCCAAGCGGCACGGTCTTTTCGAGCCACGTTACGGGCTTTCCGCGCCGCCCACTCCTCGTCGGTCATACCATCCGGTTTCTGAGTCGAAGGCCGGCTTTCGGACGTCCACGCGTCAGAACGGGGAGCCTGTTCGTGTGCACCCCTAGCAGGCCCGCCCCAGCCCGGTCCCCAACCAGCTCCTTTGGCAGGGCCATGCTTAAAAGGAGTATGCTTCGAGTTCTTTCCCATAAGTTTCCCGCTACAAAATTCCAAGGCAAGCCGGAACTATACCACAATTTGGTGGCCGACACCCAGAGAGAGCGGAATATACGTTAGGTGTAGGGGGTTGTAGGCGGTTTTCTCTTATCCTTTTCCCGTTTCTTTTTACACTACCTTTTCCGACACCCTTTTGTATTTCTACACTTAAAGGAAAGGGAGTAAACTACCTACAACCCCCTACGCCTCGGCTCGTCGCGGTGTCGGACTGGCTACAAAACTGGCTACAACCCACTACATTTTTGGCCCAAACCCCCTACACCGCATAACGAATTTGTGTTGAACGCGGTCACAAACAGATATAGGAATATTTACAAACACCCCCGAGCCATGGTTTTATATCTTTGTCGATCAACACCAATACGGAGAACACCCCAATGACCAATTCGATCCGCGCCGAAGCCATCTCGTCCTTCCTGGGAAATCTCAATAAGAATCTGGAAGGGTGCCGCATGCTGCTGGACGCCACCGACACCACGAAAATTTACGCATGGGTCGATACTGGGCTGGCCGTGGCCGTGGATGACATCGGATCGGATGGCGTGTATGAGGGCCTGCGGGTGGTGGGCATCCCCGGCGCAACCCGTTTCGACAGCGCCTTCACCGGAAACCCCAGCTTCATCAACGGCAAGGGTGAACGGGCTGTCCTGATCTCGCGGCAATTGGCTCTATACCTGCAAATCCAATCCGTGGAAGCCCTGATCGAGGAATTCAAGAATAGCGCGGACTGACACCCCACACGACAAGCCGGGGAGAAATCCCCGGCATCCCACCCCCCCCATATAATCCCCAGGAGAACACCAATGTCCGACACCTCGAACCCCCTCAAGCTGCACCACACCATTCTGAAAGCTGCCGCCCGCCGTGGCATCTATTTTATCGGGACACCAGAAGGTAATTTCCGCCTGGGCAAGACCGACGACGCTACTGTGTTGTCGGTTGAGGAGTTCGACCGCCCGGCGGATGCCTTCGACGCTTTCGATAAGGGGGAAGTGACGTTCCAATCCCCGAAAGAGGAAAAGACCGCCCCTGCGGGCAAATGCGGGGTGATGTCCACCGGGTACCACGATCGGTATTCTCACAACCCGCATGGCCCAGGCTCCAACGACCCGCTGGATTGCGCGCTGCGGGACAATTTCTGCAAGCCTGTGGGACGGGGCAAGACCAAGGTGGATGTGGACGCATTGAAGGCCACGGGGGAAGCCAACAAGGTGTGGCGGACCACATGGGAAGTCCTCAATCCCGGCCTGCAACGCATGAACCTCGCCAATCGTCTGCGGGCGTGGCTACGCAATAACGAAGGCGAAATTGTCTTGTGCGACGCGGACGGGTCCGGAATTGTCGCCAGCCGCTTCGGCATCGAATATCGGAGCAAGGCCAAAGGCAAGAAAGCGAAATAGGGTCCAAAAAGACCCCGCCCTGCAGCCGGTTAGGCGCTGGGCGGGG